TGTCACGGTTGGCCGCGTAGTGGAGTTGAACGCAGATTGACCGTCCAGCAGATGGCGGGTAAACGCCGTGACTTCCGCCACAGACGCGTAGCTATCCAAACGCAGAGTCATTACCAATCGCCTCCAACCTGCCTGTACGCCATCAGAGACACCTTGCTCGTGCCGGTACTGCGCTGGAACTTGAGATTGGCTGTTCCATTGTAGCCATTAATCCAATAGCTGCCAGTTGTCAGTAGCACACCGGTGGTCAGCGCTGGATTCGTACCATCAGCTCGATAACGGCAGGATTGAGTCTCTACACTGATGTGCAGCACAGATGCGGCGCGGCAAGTGGAATTGACAGCCACCGCTGTAGAATCAGCCAGACTCATCGTCTGGAAACCCACCGGAATCAATCCGGCGAATCCAACGCGTTGAGCAGCCATACTATATCTCCTTTTCTTCTACCGGAGAGGGATAAACAACCTTCTCCTTGACAGGCACGGCAGTTTTGCTCTTTTTCACAGCCTTTCTCTGCTCCTGCTCTTGCAGACGCTGCATGGCCTTCGTGCCGATGCGTCTGGAGTGGCCTCGTTCACGCCTGAAACTCACGCGGGAGGGGTGGCGAAACTTACCGGTGTCCTGATATACCAAATTACTGCGTAGAATCCCGTCGTCGAACCGCCCGCCCTGCGGCTCGAACTCCTCGCCGGGCATATACCAGCGTTTGCCATACCGGAACTTGCGTCGAACGATAAATTTTATCTCAGCCATTGTGCATCCTTTCATACTCATCCTGATTGCGTTTCAGATTGCGCTTCAGGTCACGCGCCAGTGGAGGGACATCGCCTTTACTCGGCGGCAATCCATTCCAGTTGACGTTCACAACTTGCGGAACGCGCCAGCAACGTTGACCACATTCTAGGCAATTGACAACTATATCCGTGTCCATTGGGTGGCTTACCTCGCGCGTGTGCCTGTTCGGACATCGGTAGACGTAGTCAGGCATGCATCACCTTTGCCATGCAAATTTTACCGTCCGCAACCTCCGTCACGACCGGCAGATGTTCCACCGACCATTGCTCCGATGGGAGATTATCCACAACTCGATTGCAGCCAATGCCTGGCTTGCCGCCGGCAGTGTAATAGTCGTCAAATATTGTTACAGCAGGTTGTGGCATCCTGAGTTGTATATTCTCCCAATCGCTTTGCACCGTCTCATAACTATGGCCGCCATCAATGAAATAAAAATCTGCCTCGGGATGACGTAGCGCGAGCGTATCACGAGTATCCCCCACAATCAGTATTACGCCCGCACCGGTCGCCCGCAATCGCATTTCCACCAAAGCCTCCTGAACCGGAATCTTGGAATGTTCGCGGAAAACTTGCTCACCGGATGCCTGCTCAAAAAGGTCGAAACCCAGGTAGCTCAGCCGTTCCATCGGATGAAACTTGGCAGCGGCTTGTAACATCCGCAGAGCGTTGTTTCCGTTCCACGTTCCGATCTCACAAATGGTTTTCGGGTGTATTTGTTCTATCAAACCTAAAAGTTGCGAGTAGCGACTCATTCCATATTCTGGATAGATGTCAACGGACTGATTTAACAGTCTGCCAAATAATAATGCATGTTCCAACTCGTATTGCCGCCAATTCAACGACTGAGCGAACAACTGCCGGTCTACTAGCGGCTGAATTGCCATCTCGAGAATTTCAACGAGTTCTATATCCGAGTGATAAACCTGTACCATCTCCGGGAAATCCGCCGCATAGCCCACCGCCGGAGCAATGACCGGCAGCCCGCATCTCAGCGCTTCTAACATCGGAAGCGAGCCACCCTCCGCTAGTCCGGTTAGCAAAAGGAAATCCAGATTGTTATAAAGGGATTGTAACTGTCCATCGTCTACAATTTCCACAAGTTGGGTTTGCAATCCGGCATTGTTAGCCACAGCAGCTATATCCTCCCAACCGCTGCCCATCAGCACAAAGTTCAAACACTGTCTCGCAACAGAGTTCAACTTCCACGCCAAATCTATTAGCAGATGCTGGCGCTTTCGTCCGTTGGGCTGGGCGAACGCAATAACGCCGATGTTGCGCCGCCGAAGGGCGAAGTCACCACTACCCGCATAGATGACCTGAACCTTCGCTGGGTCAGCACCAATTGTCAATAATTCCTTTCGCCCTGTAAAGCTCATAGCAACGATTGCATCTGCGTTTGCACAAGCTGATTGCAATGCTGCTATATCCGGCGGATTGCAATGGGTATAGAGCATCGTGGACTTGCCAGGCAAGTCCACATCTCCCGCCAAGCCATGCCATGGAACAAAATAATTCAAGTCCACTTTATCCTCTGGCTTTTCGCTTTCTGTCATCCTATACAAGTTCATAAAGCCAGAGCTTTGGAGGATAGGGGCAACCATCCGCTGCATTGCGAAACTGTTATATGGATTGACGATATGCAACTTTTTCATCAGATTTTTTTCAACATAGCCAGGCAAGCATTGACCTTTTTGCGCTCATCCTGCTGCCCGCTTATAGCAGCTTTTTCCAGTGCAGCAAAGGCCTCTAGCGGCATCGTGGTGTAATCCGTCACCTGCAACGGATAGTTCAACATGTGCCCGCAAGTAGCGCCGCTGTCGCCCCAAAGCTGGTAGCCCGCCTTGCGAGCGTAAAACGCAAAACGGATGTCGCTGCCGATTGGGTCTTTCAGACCACGCAGTGGGCGAATCTCCTGCTCGAGCACCGTATAAATTTCCTTGATACGAGAATTGAGATAGGGTGCGGATAATTTCTTGTCTTGCAATCGTTGCAACTCGTGGATAGCAGATAATATTTTACCCAAGTCATATGGGTAAACATCCATATCATCCTCGATGACAAAAGGTTCACCCTTCAACAGCGCGCCTACCTTTTCGGCGACTTCGCGATGGATCAGCATACAGCCCCAACCACTTGCGCCCAGTGGGTACAGCTTATCCGGCTCAACGTTTGTACACCATGGCCGAAATGGCAACCGCCCGCCTGTGTCATGAAACCATACCGGCGCAATCGGGTTATACCGACGGCGCATGTAGAAGCCACTGACGAATGGCAATTGGTGGGAACGCAGACGTTCTAGGATGTTGGCTGGAAATTTCTGATCCGAGTCCAACAGCAGCATAAACGGATGGGCTGTCTCAGTCAGCCAGGCTACAAAATGCGATTGCCGGGCCTCGTAGCCTTTGGTGGCGCGGATGAAACGCCTCGCGTCACCAGTGCGCAATTGGATTGACTCAATGCTGTCCCGTGCCTCGCCAGTTTCCAACTCGCCACCAACGATGGCGACATAGCATGAGCCAGTATATGTTAAAGTGCTTTTGGACATTTTTCCTCCGCGCTGAGGTGGATTTACGGAGGCGAGCAGAGTGCGCTACCCGCCCCCGTTAATCCCATTAGGTTACGTTGTTTCCGGTACTATTGCACGAGATGTACTTCGCGCCGATTTTGATACCGGTAGAGTTGGCTGTGATGTAAGACGCCAATGAACCAACGTACATGGCAGGAACGTTCAGCGCCGTTGAGTTCGCACCCAGCAGGCCACCGGCTTTGTTCTGGATTTTGACCTTGCCAGCCAGGATGATACCGGCACTATCACCAGTGATGCGCGCCGTAGTTTTGCCGCTCAACTGGATGCCGCGATCCACGGTCAACGCGGTTGAGTTGGTATCGATGGTAGTCGTAACACCAGCGGACTCTTGCACCACCTGGATTTGATATCCGACCAGCAGGCCTCTCGGAGAACCATAACTAATAGGCATGGTAGTCTCCTTTTACACGATGTCACTGAAGAAGTATCCGCAATCAGACGCAACGGCCTTCTGATCCCACTGCGCTTTGATTTGGATCACATCTGCATGAGACAAGGTATCCCGCACGTTGTAGATGCTGCCTGCGCCGCCGCCGCCATCCCAAACAAACGTATAACCGGCGGAGGGCTCGAACAAGCTCGGAGCAGGATTAGCCCAGCAGACCAACGCGTCATCGTCAATGATCGCGGAGGCCGAGAAGGCAATAGCCTCGTTGGTATTGGAGTAGGTCGCCTTGCCAACTAGGTAATTTGACAGACCCAGAATGGCCGCCAGCGCAACCTCGATGTTGCCGAGGGTGGCCTGCTGTACATAGGCGATGCGGTCAATGATGTCCGGATGGTTGATCAACGCCTGATGCACGATGTAGCCGAGCACCAAACTGTTGGGATCCATTCCAGTATTGTTGGAGATGGTACGCTTGGCGGTAGTGATATCGTTCACTGGGTCGCCAGCCGCAAAGTCATTCCAGTCGGTGGCAGTGGTATTGTCCGTCCCCCAGACACCGGTGGCCATGAAATCCGTCGCCCAGGCGATTTCTTTGCGTAGCAGGTTCTTCTGCCCCAGCCACTTCACAGCAGCAGTTTCCAGATCCATCGGTAGCTGCGAGTTCTTGCGAACCTCGTCTGCAATTGGAGTTTCCAGTGCGAACTGCGGGTTGGTGTTGTAGGTATCCGACTCGACGCCGAATCCCGAACGAGCGAAACGGTCACCTGGCGCACGAGTAGCCATCTCATCTGTGAACCAGTATTTCTTCGTGAACTTCCCGAACGTGCCGGAGTCCTTGTCCACCGGCACAGACGGGAAGATTCTTGATGCGACAAATCGTACCTCCGCCTGGCTGTATGCAACGAGCATATTGGTCAGGACGGGCTCGACGAGTTGGACATCGCTTACAGAAGGTAAATTGGGCATTGTCAATCTCCTTTAGTATGGCCGCAGCCCACTGAGTAGAACGGTGATGATATCGCCTTTAGCAGTTGGAGCAGTCAGTGCAACTCCAATGACTTTGCCAGCAGTAACATCAATGACACCGGTTGAGTTAGCCGAGAGAGACTCGCCCTTCGTGATGGTAGAGGTTCCGGCAACGGCTTTGCAAACACCCAGCGCAGCCACAACGGCCGCCTCACCGGCCGCCGGATCGTTCTGCACGACCCCAATGATCAGATGGGTAGTAGCGGTAGCCGTAATGATCTGGTTGGCAGTACTGGCCAGTCTGACCGGCGCGTACTGCTTGGCAGCCAGAGTTGCATTAGCAACCAACCCTGGCAGAGAGATGTACTCACCTGAGATAGCCATTACTTCTTCTCCTTGTACATTTCGTACAGTTCAGGCAATTCGGTCGCTACCAACCGCAAAGCGGTCATGTAGTCCGTTTTGAGCTCTGCGCTCTTGGCGCGGATAGCGGCGTCGAACGCCTCAACTGGATTGTCAGAGGCGCCTCCGCCGGATGAACCCAATTTGGCAGAGAGCTTGCTCTCGTCAACCTGAGCGGCGTAGGCCTTGAAATTGCGCATACACCACTCGCGCTGTTCGGGCGTCATCCCAGCCAATATACCGGCGGCTTCCTCAGCGGATTTCAGCTCAAGCATCGCAAAGCCATAAGTTGCCTTCTCTCCATCCTTCTTCTGCAACTCGGCTATGAGTTGAGTAACTTCGACTTGCTTCTTCTGAGCCGCCTCGGCTTGCTCGATTTTAGCTTTGAGGGCGTCGCGTTCAACAACCATAGCGTCAAACGTTTCCGCCGGAACAACCTTCTCCAACTTCTCCGACTCAACAGGCTGTGGTTTGAGTAGCGCCTCGAACTTCGCCCAAAGCGTCTTGGGTACAGAAATCGTATCTTCCATCGTAGTCTCCTTATCACGATAAGTTTCATACCGGAATAGCGCAGCTGCCTCGCCCAGGTGCGGCGTGTGCAGCAACGCATCTCCGATAATTAGCGGGCCGATAATCGGCGCGCCTGTAGTTGGATCCTCATAATATCCGTCCCAAACAACCTCCGGTGAGTGATAGCGATAAGCACCCTCGAGCAGTGCTTTCTCGCCTGGTGCGTTCCATTCGGGAACGCAGTATAGACCATCCCCTCGAACCTCTAGCCCAACGATGAACCCACCGGCGGGAGTTTGCTCCTCGTGGCTGCCGAGTTTGATAGGCGGCTTGAAATGTGGCAACCTGAAGGCGGCCGCGTAATCTGGCGTGATGTCGTGTTTAATTCCGCCTTTTACCACACGTCCGAACGGTAGCAACCGATAAGGTTCGCCGACGACAACCGTGGCGAAGTCATCCAGCAGAAACGCTGAATGTTGTTCGCTGGCAGGCTCGAACGTGGAATACTCCACATCGTGTTCCTTAAGCCATTTCTTCGCCTCGGTCGCCGTGAACTTGTCCTTGTCAAAACGGTAGGCTTGAGTGGTCATGGAAGTTTCGCCCTTAAGCCTACCCATGACGATAGATATCCCATCGGTGATCTCCTTGCGCCGGAACGAGTCCGGCTTGAAATCGCCTGGGTCTCTGATACGTGCTGAGTGTTCATTAGGGTATGGCATATTGATATTATACTTCCTTTCCGTCTAAAAAGGCAGCCATCTTATTTGCCAGTTGCTGAAACAATCTTATGATCTTACCTTTTGCCCGTTCGCCGACTTTCGAGATCGTCCACCAACGGCCAGCGTGCATCCAAGCTTGCTCGTTGTCACCGATGACATATGGAGCATACTCTAGCCG